CGTTGCTGGAAAATCACAATCAAAAGACCAACACGTTAAACTGTTGTCTTTGTAATAGTTTCTGGATAGCGTACCGCTGTCTGTTATAACAACTTCTACAGACTTCAAAGGTTCATAGGTGTCTGGGTGTATAAAGCACCCGTCTTGAATTCTTAACCTATTCATGCTTTGCGCGGTTTAAGTACAGTTATAGTGTACTTGCGGTTTGTTTGTAGCCCCGGAGGTGCTACGTCAGGATTAGTTTCTAAGAACTCTCGCATGTTCGTGCTGTGCAATGCCTTTACAAGTAAATGAAGTGCATCATTGTCTTTGAGAAACTTGTGCATCTTGTCCCAATCACTAGGCCAGTAGCTAGTATGTACTCTACGTGAAATAGTTCCTGCGGGAGTTCTTACGCTGTCTAGATTCTGTTCATCACAGAGTTCTAGCATCTGCTGAGTAATCTTACCTTGCTGCGCTTTTATTGTTTTTATCTCTTCTTCTTTAACTCTTATAGCTTCGCGCATCTTGATATAGATGTCAGTTAGTTTGTCGGCTGTCTGTTTCATTGCTCCTCCTTTCTTGTAGGGAGAAGTAGTTTACCAATACTCTTTACAGTGTCAAGTATTTAATTCTTGTTTATACAAATCAATTATTTTGGTGTGGTGGTCTACCTTAGAGCGCAGCATAGTGTAGAGCCGAGTCTCAACTTCACTGCCCCGTATATGGACAATAGTCATGGGGTTGTGTTGCCCCGGTCTGTCAATCCGCGCATTAGCTTGCAAGTAAGTCTCTACGCTAGTAACAGGAGCGTACCAAATAATAGTATTAGCTGCGGTTAAAGTTAGACCATGTGACGCTGCTTGTGGCTGTATGATAAGCACTTGAATCTTATCTGTTTCTTGAAAGTCTTTAATTATTTCACTCCGTTTGTTCACAGGAACCTTACCTGATATTATTTTGCAGGGGGTTTTACTTTTAACTAAGAACTCATTTAGTAATTCTATAGTGTGTGTAAGGGCACAAAGACAAGTACTTTGTGAGAAGACTCGTCTATTACTTCCTTAATAACATTCAAACGGTTACTTACGTCAAACTCAATGACTTCTCTATCGTCCGTGTAGACCGCACCCCCTGATATTTGCAATAGCTTGTTTAAGTTAGTGGCAGCGTTAACAGAAGTGACTTGCTCTCCATCAGCTTCCATAGTCATGCGATCCTTTAGCCTTTTATAGTACGAAGCTTGCTGTTTAGTAAGTGGCGCTTCTCGATCTACGTAAGTAACAGAAGGCAAATCTAAACACTGGTCTTTCTCAAACCTAATAGCGGGTTGCAACACTTCATGCACTACTTCGTTCGCTTCTGGTTTGGGACGCCACGTAAACTGAGAAACTTTGTGCATTACCTTGTCTCTAAACTGCCCGTAGTACTTGGGTGCGTTCTTTGCGTTAACTAGCTTAGCCAAACCAAAAGCATCTACAGGTGATTGTGCTGCGGGAGTACCAGTAAGCATCCAAAGCCAAGTAGTATCCGCCGTGATGTCGCGCAAAGTTTTCCATCGGTTAGTCTGTGTGTTTTTGTAGGCGTTAGCTTCATCCACTACAATTACGTCAAAGCCTCCGTTAATAATTTCGTCCTTAACTACAGCTACCCCATCAAAATTTATAACAACAAACTCAGCACCTGCATTTAGTATTTTCTTCCGTTGCTCAGAAGTTCCATACGCTATAGAACAACTACGGTGCATAGCAAACTTAAACAAATCTTCTTGCCATGCAGATTTCATAATAGACAGAGGGCATATAACTAAGACACGTTTAACTTTGTCTTGCTGCATCAAGTAATCTACTGCCCATATTACAGACGCTGTTTTGCCGGTGCCTTGTTCGTTAAAACAAAAAGCTTTTTTATGTAATGTTAGGAAAGACGACGTTTCTTTTTGGTGGTCGAACGGTTCATACTTTCCAGTGTACGAATAGTCACGGGTCATAGGAGACGGTACTTCTTTTACTCTTAAACCCGCAAGTACTTGGGCTTCGTGCAGCCTCCAAGGCACTGCTATCTTGTAAACTCCATCTACTTCATTGAGTATTTTATAGTCGTCTACCTGCTCGGTAATTAAATGAGGACGTTTTGTTTTTAACACTAGGGCTTTATTGTCTATTACTTTCACTGTTTATCTCTTTTCGTATATGTTTTCTTGTTCTTGGTCGAGGTAAGGAGTTAGCTCACGGGCTAAATCGTCCATGTCCATTGATTCGTTTATTAACGGGTCATCTTCTTCAACCTCAAACGAAGGCACGTCAAATCCCTGCATGTGAATAACGTTATTAAATTTCGGTGCTTTCACATTGCATTGATAGCCGTTCCAAACAAACTTGCGTTCGCCGCGTATATGTTCTCGCACTACAACATTGCCTTTTGGAGTAAGACGCGTGTGCTCTTCTACGAAATGTATTATTTTCTTTCTGTTTCCACTCAACGTAGTAGCGTACTCTCTGTCTTTGAAATAATGTTTTGTATCTTTTGTGTCTATGCAAAAACTCATACGTAAGTCATTCTTTTTTGTTTGTACTGTCCACATCTTGTCACGATTATTCCAAAAATTAAAACACGCGCAAAAAATACCTACATGCGCAGCTTCTGTACCGACATCTTTAACTGTAAACTCATCATTAAGTATGTCAGGATGCTGCCAAGTTTTTCGGGTGAAGCATGTTTTATTACCGCCAACGTTACCCGGTTTCTTTTTGTGGGGTATTGTCACCAAGGCATCTGATACCCAACGCAAAGTTTTCACTTCGCCTTCTGAATTTACTGCTACATAAAAATACAACCAGTAATTTTTATCTACTTCATTTTTTTTATTCTTAGTTTTTTCAGGGCCAAGAGGCAAGCTCAATCCTATTTTATAAACAATGTCTTTTGTAGGCTCCACATGAAGAGGAGAACTTTCGTATTTTGTAGCGTAGAAAAAATTAGGAAATACTTTATCGTCGCTGTTGTCGGGGAAAACCATATTTGTAGCAACAAACATAATCCCCGGAAATTTTTCTGGCACTTCTACTCGGGTCTCTACCAAGTCCCTTACAGTCATTGCAGTAGGAGCCACAAAGACACCTAGCTTTTTAAGAGCATTGGTATTTGCTTTGCTATCCCATGATCGCTCACCTGTAGCACGGGACATCTCTTTAAAATTTCTATCCAAGTTAGCAAGGGTCTGTTTTATTGTTTTGCCCCTGCCCTTTGTATATTTCTTGCGTTGCTTCACCGGAACGGCAGCTTTGCTCCTGCTAAAATACTTAAGAGCTTTCTGCACATAATAATTAACTTTGGCTTTTATTGCCTTTGCCATAGCTTGCATAGCTTACCCCCTTTGTTTACTTTTTCGTTCCCTTTTACTGGTTTCAGATACAAGGTTGCCTTTAGAGTCCCGCTTAAAAGATCGGTTGCGGCTAGCTGTCTCTACTCTAGTACCATCAGAGTTCTTGCCGCCCTTATCCATTGCTTTCCTGTGGGCTACATCCTTGCCATCACCTTTAGAAACTTTCCCTTCTCGCATTGCCTTACGTCTAGCTTTGTTGCGTTGCGCACGTTTCTTCTTTTGTTCTTCAGTGCCTTGGTACTTAGCGTACTCGGCTTTGTAATCTCGTTTCTTAGCAACCATGACGGCTTCCTCTATATTTAATGTAATGTTTTCTTGTAGCTTTCACCGTGTGTAATCTCGGCTAAGCTGTTAGCAAATTCTAAAATTACTTTGTTATTAGCCATAAAAAGTTCATCAGGTATTGGGTTATTACCCGCAACAATCTCTGCTAATTCAAACTCAAGATTTGGATATTTTTCTGCCCAACGCTCAAAAACATCTATCGCCAGTTGTTCGTCGTGGTAGTTCCCGTCCACATAAGTCGTTTCATCCACCTCTACCAATATGACGTAGTTGTAGTAGCTCATCATCGTTTCCTGTTGTGTTCGCAGCTAGTAACCGGACAGTACGCACACAGAGGTCCATCTTTGGCGTTCCATACGTCTGCTGTAGTAGCTACTTCTATCTGTTCTAAAGCTTCGTCGAATGTGCCAATGTAAGATTTGTACATATCTACAGTATGCTCTTTAGTTACAAAACCGTTACACACAACAAACGACAACGCAGACTTAATCTTTTTTACTTCGGGGTAATTTATAAACACAGCCCCTGCAAGCAAATCTAGCTGCTTAGTGTCCGCATAGTTTGCGGTTTTGCTAGTCTTATAGTCGATGAGGTAAGCTTTGTCTTCGTTTATTATAAGTAGGTCTGCTATACCCCTGTACCAAACGTCGCCCCCAAAAAATTTTGCGGGTTTAAAAGCTTCACCATCTTTGGACACTCCAAGCCTAATTTCGCAATGCTTGTCACCTTCTATGCTATTAAAAGCGTCTAGCGTACCTTGCAAAAATTTATACTCGCGCTCCAGCGGTTTTCCATCCCTTATATATTTTTCAGCAGCACTATGCACTCTACTACCGTACGCAGTAGCTGCATTACCCCTGTCTTTTACATCCTTAGCAACTTTTAAATGGTAGTATTTTTTAGGGCATTGCTTAAATGTATTTACGCTACTATAAGACCAAGCTGTCATAATTTTCCTTAATGTTTCTTTTGATAGGCGTCTAAGTATTCGATGTACAGACTTTCAACAGCGTCTCTCCATTCTGCTAGCATAGTCAGTTGTACAGTAGGAGGTTCTTCAAGAAAGCCCGGTGCTAACATCACTGTTCCTTGGTGCGTATCTTCATCCCAAGTTAGCGCACCTACTTGTATTGCGTATTCTTCTTTATTCATTACAGCTTCCCTTCTTCTATTAGTGCTAAACGATTAGCTTCTTGTGCAGCAGCTATGTCTTTTTTATTTTGCCCGGTGTACGCGACAGCCAATTTTTCTTTGATAAGGAGTTTCGTAATAGCTCCTTTTCCCGTCTTGAACTCGCCCAAAAATCTTCCAAACTTTCCTTTCTCTTTTGTTGTGAGAGCATATGTTCTTCCCACGATGAGAGCTTTTTGAACGTATTTTTTGGCAAGCATTCCGTGGGCCTTTTCAGCCTTATTTCTAGTTCTACATTCGGGTGTATCAACTCCAAATAAACGAATGCGCTGACGGCGCACCCAAACGTCAAACCCAAGATCAATATCCACATCGACTGTATCCCCATCCACGATTTTTATAATGGTTGCTTTGTATTCGTACATTTTAATTAGCCTCATCTATTATGGCAGGTAAGTAGTTAAACAAGATGTCGCTATCGCATTCAATAGTAACGCGGGCCGTGTCTGTTGCAACGTAATAAGTTATTACAGGTACTTCTGCTATGTGGCATCCCACGTTGTCCACTTTAATAACTACATCTGGTATGGGTTCCTCTACCTCTTCTGGAGTAGTGACAGGCTCTGGCACGAAATGCGCCCAAATAAAAAACATACTAATCGCAAATAAAATCATTGCGACAACTGACATAACTAACTTCTCATTTTTCATCCTATCTCCACGTATTAGTCGTAAATATTAAAGTTTTCTTCAAAAGGTACACAGGTTTCCAATATTATTTTACCCATGTTAAGGGCTTCTCTTTTTGAGACCACGATAATCATGTTGGGTTCGACTTCGACAACACACATTGTGCGTTTTTCTTCTTTAGCTAAGTACTCCGCTTCTTCTAGCGCAGCCATTGGGTCGGTAAAGCTACTCATCTTCAAACTCCTTAAGAATATCTTCTAGCTTCTCCACCGCATCCGTAACACGTTGTATTAACGCGATAAGTTCTTCGGCATCGGTGCCGTCAACCTCTATTGTTATTTTCATTTGGTTTTCTTTTTCTTTTTTACAAGCATCAAACCGCCCAATATCACTGTGTTTGGCTCTACTAACTTAAAATTTGACTTAAGCTCGCTCAAAGGTACAGGTTCCAAGCCTTCGGGCATATCAACTCTAGTCCATGCGTACTCAACGTCTCCAATTTTCATATCATTCTACCGCTCTTTCTCTAAGTATTGCTTCTTCCCAGTTCCTACACCACGGGCAATACCAACCCTTGCGGTAGGCTTGTGGGTGCTCTTCTTCTATTTTCTCTACGTAACCAAGGACTTCCAACATTTTCTGCTTGCACTTACCACACTTCTGTTCTAGTTCTTTGTACATCTCTCGTAGCTCCCTATTACATCCCCTGCGTCTATCCAAACGCTAAGAGCTTTTAGCACTCTTTCTTTTCTAGCCCGTAGCTTTTTAGCCTTAGTCTTGCGTGCGGCACGCAGTTTAGGTAGTTCTTCCAGTTCTTTTTTCCATAAGGCGTGTTGCTTTTTCTTTTGTGCTTTCGTTAGCTTAAACGTTTTTGTTCTACGGGATATAAATTCTGCTATTCTGGCTTTAAGCGTAGGTGGTTTTAACGCTTTGGTATTCTCTTCTATCGCGGCATCTAAAGCCTCTACGAGTTTAAGTAAATCTTTCTTGGTCGTCATGACCTCTATTCCTCTATAGGGCTGAAGGGGTGGCTAGCCTAGCTCCATTAATTCCATAGGGCTTTTCGGCTCTGGCGGCGCGACATAGCCATGTTTTGCGGCATATAACAAAGCGTTATCTCTAGCAGATTGCCGAATTGTTTTTACTGTCTCTAGCAACTTCTGGTCATCAATTTCATGCCATCTAAACAACATATCTAATTCATCTTCCATTCTAACTCTCCATATAATCAGTAATAGGTAAAGTCGGTATTAAGCTGCATTGCTAATCGACGGAAATGCTGTCGTCAGATAGAACTCGCTTTGCTTGCTCTAGCGTGAACAAAGGCACTGTCTCACCTTTATCTGCGCTCCCGACTGGCAGTGAGTAAGCTATACGATAGGTTTCTTTTTCGCTCATTTCTCCCAAATCGCATGGGAACATGTGTACGCACGATAAATCTTCAGCTTTCATAATTTTATCTCCAGTATTAGGTATAATCAGTAATGTGATGGGCTAGGGTTTAAGTAGTTCTGGGTTCTCGTGGATGTTGCCTATTACAGCTTGAATATCAGGGGCAAGCCATGCCGTGTCTTTTCTATCGCGGACGTTCTCACTAATAAAAGCGCAGTCTTCTTGGTTAAAGACGATAACACCTGTCCATCCGTTTTTATGCTCAACAATATCCCCCTCATATATCTCCACCCCGTTCTTATCCTTGAGTCCTGTGTATTGCATGAGAGTCCATGAGTCCATAAGCTCAGTAGGCTCTCCGTAAGAAGAATAGCTGGTTAATCTAACAGCCCCAGTATCCCCATCAATAGTAAACTCATCAGACTCCACCATGCTTATGCCACTAAAAGCTCTAAACTTAATTTCACGACTCATATCTCTATTCCTCAGCCCACGTAGACATAGCTTCATCCGCCGCACGTTCCGCCATCTCTCGCTTGCGCTCGGCAGGGTCTATGTAATCTTCTTCTAAAGTATCAAGGTACGCGTCTAACTCAACCATTACTCTGTCTCTATTGCTCATCCTCATTCTCCTGAATATCTTTTAATATCTCACGCCGTAGTCTCTTGCGATCTCCGGGCGAACATTTAGTTGCGATTTTTATGTCGCTTAGTTTTAGTTTGTAGGTCGAAGGTTTCCAGTACAGTGCAGCTTCTGGGTCAGTAACCAACATGTACTGCCACTTGTCCCCGTCAATGTCCACGTAAAACGATTCACCGTTCATATTAACCCCTTATTAAATTAAAGGCCCGTAGCGTGGGCTAGCCGGTATGCACACCCCAACAAAGAGAACGCCTTATAAAAAGGAGTGTAATAGGTGTTGTACGTTGCATACTGTGGGTGTTTTTAGCCATTATGAAGCTACCCACCGCCCACTGGGGTATTACTAACACTCTCCGTATGATCTGCCATAACCGCCCTCGCAATCAAGAGGTAAGTCAGGTGCCCACTTAGGTCTAATCTTCATAACTTTTTCTACTGCAAGCATTCCTTCCTTTACTTCGTCTTCTGGAACAATACATCCAATAGCGTCATGCACAGTCATAACTACTTTGTACTTCTTAGCTACTCGTAAGAGCTGTTCACCTATGACAATTCTTGCTAACGCTTGGCAAACATTCTCAATAACTTTACCGCCGTAAATGCGGTTGGGGATTATAGCCCTACCCTTGCGAGTATCGTAAACCGTTTCATCGTACCCGCCCTCTTCCTCTGCGGCTTGAATACGCAAGTTAGGATACTTTATATATAACTTATTAGGTAGACGTATGCCGGTACTGCCTTCCACAGTAAGGATGCCTTCTTTGCCTAGTTTCTCTACTTTGTCTTTCATCATGGTCTTTAGCGCCTTGTTAGCCGCTCTCCACAGAGCAGGGATGCGTGGGTAAGTCTCTCTATACACACGAATAATTCTGTCGCACTCTTCCTCCGATAGCTCTACGTTGAAAGTAGCTAACTGAGCGCGAAACTTAACGTGGCCCATACCATAGCCTGCTCCTAGTATCGTAGTCTTACCTACAAATCGTTCCTTTTTAGTTATTTCTGACTCAGGCTTATCATAAATAGCGGACGCCATAATCTTATACACATCATCGCCTCTGTCGAATGCCTCAACTAAGTCTGTCTCTTCCGCTAACCATGCTAGCGTACGTGCTTCAATCTGAGACAAGTCGCAGTCTATGAACTTATACCCATCTGGAGCGCACATTGCTTTCTTAAGTTGTGAGCCTCGGGGCAGGTTCTGCATATTGATTTTGTCATCCCCACCCCACCGTCCGGTGTGGGCAGCGTAATAGCGCAAGGGTATAGGTAGCGTGCCACGGTTTGCTATGTCTATAAAGCGTTGTGTGCGGGTCTCTTCGATGGTAGACCTAACCCCTAGTCGAGCAGCTACTAACGCCTGCACTTCGGGGTTTCTATGTTCTTGTAACGCCTTGAATGCTTCATCGCTTTTAGCAAACGCATAAGTCTCTTTGCCTGTTGCGGGGCTTATTTTAAGTGGGGGTTCTATACCATAGCTGCGCAGTAGCTCAGCAAATTGGGGGTTGCTCGTTAGCTTTGTTTTTTCGTGAGCCACCTTGTCCATAAGTGCTTCTTTAGTATGCTTAATCTGCTTTAAATGCCCGGCAAGTATTTCTTTATCCAGTACTAGCGCAGGCTCACTAAACATACGTATAGTTAAATCTATGAGGGCTAATTCAAAGTTAGGAAAATCTTTATTGAGGACTTGGAAAAGTTTATACGTAAGTTCAGCGTCTTGGATACAGTATCCGCCGTACGCCTCAAGCTCTTCCGCAGTAAAGTCTAAACGTTTCTTACCGATTGCATCGTGTACTTCAGTGCCCTTTGCACCTAGCTCATAGTACTCAGATAGAGCGGCGAGGCTTCCACCTACTTCTATAGAGTGTATTGCCCGCGCCATAGCTAGAGTGTCGGCTATCTTTTTAGGTTTGATGCCAAAATGCCAGTTGAGTATAGACATATCGAACATAGCGTTGTGTGCAAGCGCAATAGAGTTACCCCAATCGAATTGGGCTAAAAATTTAGCGGTTTGTTTTTTGCTGCCCGAAAACCAGACTGGCGCATTAGCGTTTCCTGATGATAGTTCCGCCCCAATTTTTTTAATTGCCACACCGATAACTTCAAAGCGTGGGTCTCTTATGTATTCTTCAGTAGTCAGTTTCCTAAGACCGTAATCTTTATCGTAGTAGGTTTCAAAGTCTATTGTTAGTATGTCCATAGGATTTTAAGTACTCTGCGAGCACTCCAATGTTCTCTTCGTTGATTATAAAAGTTGTGCCTTCTGCCTCTCTAATAGCAGTTAGCTCTCTGAGTTGTAGTTCCGTAGCTTTGTTCTTACCTGCCTTGCACTCGATGCCAATAAAGTGCCCATGTAG